TCACCGCCCCTGCAATATCTGCCCCAGCAGCACCCGCAGCGCCGGCGTCACCGCCGCCAGCCCCTGCGCAACCACCGCCTCGCCGATCGCTTCGCGCGTCAGCGTGTCGGGCCGCTCACTGACGCAATGCCAGAACAGCCCCGCCAGCTCGCCCAGCCCCAACCGCCCCTCGGCCGCCCGTTCGACCAGGCCGAACAGCGGCCCCAGCTCGGCCTCGGCGGCAACCAGGGCCGCAAAGCTCGGCCGCAGCACCAGCCGCCGCCCACCGACCGTCAACTCCGCCTCGCCGCGGAGCGCGTTGGCTCCGCTCACAGGCTCACCACCGCGCCGCTCGATTCCAGGTTCAGCGTGTAATTGCGCTCGCCATTATAATCGCCGGCATAGTCGAGCCGCGTGACAAGGAAACGCCCGCGCATCCGCTCGCCGCTTTCGAAGCTCAGCTCATAATCGTCGATGGTCCCCGACAAGGCATGGCCGCGCAGCCGCACCTCGGCGTCCGAACCCGTGAAAATGCCCGCCGCGCTCACCGACACCGACCGGACGCCGGCGCCCGACAGCAGCTCGCGCCACCCGCCCGAATCCTTGGTCGTGACATTCACCGCTTCGCCGTTCACCGACAGCTGGGTGGTGCGCAGGCCCGCGACCGTACGATAGGTCGGCGGCGCTTCGCCGTCGCCGATCTTGAGCAGAAAATCGCTCCCATTTTCGATAGCCATAGTCTAACCTCCTCAAAATATAGTCATGCGGAATGGGGAGTCGCAGGATGCTGATCACGACATTGGTTTTGGCCATGATGGCCCAATCGCCGAGCGCGACCGTCGCCACGACGCGCGTCGCCTTCACCAAATGCCTGCGCGACGACATGAAGAAGGCGCTCGAGGCCAAGGTCGAAGACGTCCAGTATGAAATGCAGGTGAAATCGAACTGCGGGACCGAGCGCGACGCCTTTCGCAAGGCGGTGATCGCGCTCGGCCGCGCAAGCGGCGACTCCGAAGCGGTCGCGACCGAAGACGCCGACCTCCAGATCGAGGATTACCACGCCAATTTCACCGAAAAGTTCAAGGACTATAAGTCGACCAATACGATGCCGGGCGAATAGCCAAAGGTCGCCAGCGCAAGCCATGCCGCCTCCCCAAGCGCAGGGGAATGTCGGGCATTGGGGTGGTGAGCGGATGTTGGACGCTCTCACGGAATCCTTCCTGTCGCGCAGCGATGGGGAGGGGGACCGCGCCCGTAGGGCGCGGTGGAGGGGCTACGACGCTGCGTCATTAGCCCCTCCGTCAGCACTTCGCGCTGCCACCTCCCCATGGCTTCGCCACAGGGAGGATTACCGTCCGCTTCGGCCGAACCCCGCCGTTCCGCCTACCCCGCCAGACAGCGACACCGCACGATCGTCTCACGGCGCCAGCCGCCATCGCGCGTGAAGGTAAACCGCGTCCGCACCACCCGCGCGCCCACGATCGTCCAGCAATCCGCCGCACCGCGCAAGCCCCCGGCCGCCGCCTCGATCCGCGCGACGGCACCGCCGTCGGCGCTCTCGCCGACGCTATTCAGCACCAGCGCCACCTGCACTTCGCGCCCCGCCCGGTCCTTGGTGCCCCAGTCGCGGCCTTCCGCCCCGCCGACCGAAACATAGGGCGCGCTCGCCCGCGGCGGCACGCCGTCGAACACGCCGTGCACCAGACCCGCGAGCTCCACGTCGTCCGTCAGCAGCGCCAACGCCTTCGCCCGCACCGCCTGCTCGGCGCCGCTCATCGCGCGCTTCCCAGCGTCAGCCGCCGCCACGGCTGCCACAGCGCCGCGATCATCGCGGGCGGCCCTGCCTCCGCGCCGTCGCGCGCGTCGTGCAAATGCTGGGTCATCCGCACGATTCCCTGCCGGACCGCCTCGGGAACGCCATTCGCGCCCTCGGCCATGCCGGCGCGATAGGCGATGCGCACCCGCGCCGCATCGCCCGGGTCATTCACGGCGACGCAGCCGCTGCCGTCGCGGGCGATCGTGACGCGATACGCGTCCTCGCCGAGCGGCTGTTCGCTGCCGTCCGGCGACAACAATGTCACGCCGTCGATCGCGACCACCGGCCGCGCCCCAAGCGGAATGCGATCCGCCGGCAGCGGCGCCTCCTCCTCGCCCGCGCGCACGACCAGCCACTGGCCGATGAACGCCTCGCAGATATTGGTCGCCGCGCGCACCAGCCCCGCGATCACCGCATCGTCGATCGTCGCGCCCAGCCGCAGCCAGCCGCGCGCTTCGTTCAGGCTCACCGGGGCCTCGCCCGGCAACAGGCTTTCCGCCATCATCGCTCCTCCACCCGCAAGGTCATCGACCGTTCGTCGATCTGCCCGTCGCTCATCGTCACGCGGTTGGTGACGCGATAGACGCGCCCCGCGACCCCGCCCGCCAGCGTGACGGTCACCTCCTTCAGGTCGTGCGCGCCGCCGATCACGGTCACGCCGCCCTCCTCCGCCGGTGCGACCGACCAGTCGCTCGCCACGACCGCCTGGCCGCCCGGATAGGCGGCGCCCCAGTCGAACTCGAAATCGATCCGCGTGCCCGGATCCTTCACCATCATCGTCATCGTCTTCCCCCTCCCGTCAGGGTCTGCGCACCGTCACGCGCCGCGGCGCTTCGCGCGCCAGCGGCAGCGCCGTCTGCGGCGCCGCCGGCTCGGGCCCGGCCCACTCGCTCGCGAGATCGCGCCTTGCGACATCGCCGATCGCGCGCGCGGCCAATGCCGATCCGTCGATCATGCCGCGGCCTCCAGCGCCGCGAGGCGCGCGTCCTGCGCCGCGATCAGGAACAGCGCCAGCTGGTCGGTGCGGATGCCGAAACGGTCGCCCGCGGGGCGGCCTTCGTCAGCCTCCTCGTCCCATTGGTCATGGCATAGAAAGGCATAGCGACTGCTCGGCGCCCCGCCCTCGGCGATCGGCTCGATCAGTCCTTCGTCGGCCATAACCGCCCACACCGCCTGCGCACGAACACCGAAATGATGCCGCGCGCCCTCTGCTCCTTTTTCGGCAATCGCGTCGTGCCACTGGAAAAAACCCAGTTCGGCGGCGATACGCTTTGCGGCACGCACCTCGGCGGCAGTCGCGGCGCCGCGCCATGTCTTGTCGCGCGCGTCCGATGTGTTGATCGTGCCCGTGCCGGCGTACAGCACGGCCCAACGCTGCGCCGCGGCGCCCAGCGTCTGGTTGTTGTCCGCCGCCGGACGGAACACGCCCGAACCTTCGAGGCGCACGCGCTCGCTGCCACCGACGCCCAGCCGCAACGGATTGCCGCACAGCAAGGTGTCGACCCAGCTGCCGCCGTCGTTCATATAGCCAAAACAGCTGTCGATACCGTTCGCGAACACCGTGAAGCGCCGGTCGCTGGCGATCCGGACCTGCAACCGCGTGACCCCCAGCGGGGTGCAGCCGATGCCGACATTTCCCGAGCCGTCGATCCGCATCCGCTCGCTGCCGCCCGCGGCAAATCCCAATATATCCGCGCCGGCGCGAAACAGGCCCGAATCGGGATCGGTATCAAAGCCGATCGCCGGCGCCGCGGCGCTGCCATTCGGCGCGCCGAGCGGACCCGTCAGCGCATGGCGTCCGTCGTCGCCACGAAAGGCCAGACTCGACAGCGGAATATTCACCCACCCGCTGCCTCGCCGCACCGTCAGCATATCGTCGATGGCCCCCGTCGCGACCGCCTCATGCGTCGTCGACAACGGCTGCTTGGCGGCAATCGCCCCGGTCAATGACGCCAGCCCGGCTTCGACCATGTCTTGCGCCGCATCGCTGTCGGCGAACCAGCCGGCGCCGACCGTCAGCGCGATCGTCTTCAGTCCCGGCGAAAAATCGACATGCTCGCCGTCGTTCGACGACGCTGCGACCACATCGCGCAACAGCCGCCCGCCACCGTCGATCCGGCCGAAGCCGACTTCCCATTGGGCGGTCTGGGTGATGCCGGAAATCGCATAATGAAACGGGGTATCCACCGGAACGATATCGGCAAAGCGGCGATGACCCGGCACCGCGCCCGTGGGAGTCAGCGGTCCGGTCCCGCCCTCTTGGGCAAGCTCGCGCACCAGGTCGGCAAAAAAGGGGGTCGGCATGGCAGGGCCATCCTTTCCAATGCAATTTATGGAGAAAATGCCGGTTGCCATTTCGTTGGCGTTTATGTAGTTTGCAAACCCACTCACCCGCCCGCGATATAAGGAACGGCGGAAATCAGCCCCGCAACGAAGGCGCCAGCGACAAGGGCGGTTAGCAGCCAGTAATTGGCCGCTTCTGCGCGATCTTTCCAATCTGGTTCGTGGTTCATCCGGTCGGTGTGACAGGCCGGAAATTTGTAGGAAAGGAATTAATGTGCAGCACATCGACGACGAATTGCGCCGCATAGAGGAGAGGCTTGCCGCCTTTCCGGACCCCTTTGAACACGCGGGGTTGTACACCGCCCAGCAGGCCTTGCGCTGGGCGATGCAGCCAGAGTGTTTCGCTTCGCCGTTCGCGGTGGTTACGCGCAGCGGGGAAGGTTCAGAAGGTTGTTATGCGGGTAGTAGTCTGGCTCTGTCTGGAGATACCACCGTCCCGAAGTCGGATGAACACGACGCACCACGGTGACGCGACGACCATTCACTTGAACCCAAAAATAATGGCCATTGCCGATAGCGGAGATCACTTTGTCGATGGTATCATTCCACGTTCCGGAGCCATCTGGACCTATACCGCCAAGGCGGTCAATGCGGCGATCAGTGTCGGCCCCATCGGGCCGGATGCAGGTGACTTGATAGGTAGACAATTTACGGTCCTTTTCTAAGGTATTTACCGCAATCGCCTTGACCCGTCGCCTTTTGAGAGTAGGATACTCTCGCACTAGAGCTAGTCCGCTGGCGATTGCTAGATCGTAGCGGATGATCGGGCGGGGGCTGGCAGGCTCCCGCCTTTTCTTTGTCAGTTGTGCACTATCTGTTCCCGCGCTGGCAGAGTCGAGTCCCGAGTGCCAGCGCGCGCAACAAAGTTAACGAAGTGTTGCGCAAAAACATCGCAGAGACATGTATATGTCTTTATATCCCGCAGTATTGCTACGGTTTGTCCGGAGCCCTTTCTACCGGCTTATGCTTCACCAGCTTCCCTAGGCGCTCGTCGAAGCGCTTGGGGTCGTCGTCGGTTTCGAGGTCGCGCGCGGCTTTCTTGAACTTGTCGAGTTGACTCTTCTGGTCGTCGGACGCAACCGTGCGGCTATTCAT